AATGGGACGGTATCATTAGATTACTTACCTACGATAACAAGCTATACATAGGTCTTCTTCCTGAAGCAATCTCTCTTCTACGCTCAAATAAAGAAGAATTCGAGCTAGTTGGGTTTGATGATAAAGAAATGAACATTTCTTCTGAATCCGTTCATAAATTTATAGATGGGATTATCGTATCGTCTGGTGGTAAAGAAATTACCCCACATACACATCAGATTAATGCCTTAACCGAGGCGGTTCTGAACAAACGAGTGGTATTATTATCGGCCACATCTAGTGGAAAGAGTCTCAGTATTTATCTTTATATTCGATGGCTTATCCAAAACGAACCAGACCGTCAAATACTTCTAATCGTTCCGTCTGTTCAGTTAGTCTATCAGTTGTACAAGGATTTTGAAGATTATTCGACTATCAATGACTTCGAAGTAGGTGAGTATGTTCAGATTATGCATGACGATTGCGTAAAAGAAATCCTTCGTCCAGTCGTAATCGTCAACGTCCAGGCTATTCAGAATCAACCAAAAGAATGGTTTCTTCCTTTTGATACAGTGATACATGATGAGGTTCATAGGGCTAAAGCCAAGACCTTCAAGACAATCCTTGAGAACTGTATCAATGCAGACCGACGAGTTGGATTAACCGGGACTCTCGACGGCGTTGAAGTAAACGAATTGGTAATCAAAGGATTGGTAGGTAAAACCAAGGATATCATCTCTACCAAAGAACTAATCGAAGTTGGTCTCGGAACTCCTTTGGTAATTAAGATGATTATGCTTAAGTATCCTAAGAAATTCATCCCCAAACTCAAACCAGCAGACTACGCCGCCGAAGCGAATTTCCTTGCAGCGATTTCTGAACGTCGAGAATATATCTACAATTTACTTGATTCGATAACCGGAAATACGCTGATCATATTCTCGTTGGTAGAGAAGCACCTGGAGCCGATGCTCAAGGAGTATCGAAAACGAAATCCCAAGAAGAAAGTATTTGTTGTTGATGGTACGGTTCTGATTGAAAAACGCGAAGAAATTCGCACCATACTTGAATCTTCTGACAATAATGTGGTATTCTGTTCGTATGGTACGTTTTCTACTGGTATCAACATAAAGAACATCAAGAATCTGGTCATGGCTATGGGGGCAAAGTCCAAGATTCGAGTCAAACAGACTTTAGGTAGACTGGTTAGGAAACACGTTAGCAAAGATAAGGCATTCATCTATGACATAGTAGATGACTTGCGAAAAGGGACCGGAGGAAGACCGAATTCATGCTTCCTTCACGGAAAGGCAAGATTAGAGTATTACAAAGAAGACGGACACAAAGTAATTTTTAAAAGCGAGGATATCGAATGAGTAAAGTAGTTCAGAGTTTCAGATTGATTTCAGGACAGATTCTAATTGGACAAACAGAGAAACCAATGTCCGAATGTATTAAGGACGAGGAATTCACGATTCATAATCCAGTTGAAATCCAGTACGAGCCGAGTTTCGATGACATGGGAGACCGAGTAGGCGTCGAAGCGTATTTTGGAGATTTCATCTCCGAGTTTAGGGACAACTACGTATCGATTAAATCTGAACACGTTATGATTTGGCGCGATGATACCAACGAATTCCTCAAGCGCCAGTATGTGGAATTTCTGCCCTTTCTGGAAAAAATCCGCCGTGAGCGGGAAGATGACGAAGCCGCTTATATGGAACGCCTGTCAGGAAACAATCCTGAATTTTCAGACAACAACCGTGAATTGCGCGAAGAGATTCTTGCTGACATTAATAATGACGAGAAAACTAAAAAAACCCTTCATTGAGCTATGTCAGAAGAACAAAAAATCCGTTATAGACACGACTACATTAATAATGCGGAATTTTTTGAAGCTTGTAGCAATTACATTCACGAGATGCGTAAGTGTAGAGAAGAAGGAAAGCCAGACCCAATAATATCGGAGTATATAGGGAAATGCTTTCTGGACATCTCTACACACATGGCCTATAGGCATAATTTCAGGGGGTATACGTGGATTTCTGATATGATAGGAGATGCTATTTTGAATTGTGTTCAGGCGCTTCCGTCATTCAAACCAGAACAATCGAATCGTAATGCCTTTGGGTACTTCAGCAAGATTATCTTCCGGGCGTTTGTTCGAAGGATTAAGACTGAAAACCTGAAGACCAAGACACGTCTGCAAGTGTGCGAACATTTAGGAATTGACTTGGAAGAAGTGGAGGGTTATGATGATGGAAATAGCTCTGATACCTATAGAGATGAGAATAATTTTTAGGAGGGCCGATGGAAATATTTGCCTTCATTTTTGTGGTAATGCCGCTTAGTCTCGCGATGATAATGGTTTGTGCGTTCGCGTTCTTTGCGGTCAGAGAAATGATAAAAGATTTTAACGATTAATAAGGAGAATATATATGGACATGGATTATTTGTGGGTGTATGTTATTATACTTGTGAGCATTATTATCAGATACAGTTAATTTATTTTAAAGGAGAAAGAGCAATGAACGTTTTGAGCGAAGATTTGGTAAAAAGAATCCGTGGCGGGTTCGTTGAATATTCTGAATCGTGTATTCGTACCGAAGCAGAGAAAGAACTTCAGAAGGAAATTATCGCTAAATTGAGCGAAGAAACGCTTATTGATAAACAAATATTGAAGAAACTCGTCGTGATGTACCATAAAGGCAATGGTGAGGAAGAAAAACAGAAATTTGAAGAAATATTTCTGATGTATGATAGTATCCGCGGGAAATAAATTCTTACTAAGGAGGTAGTCATGCAAATCGTTAGCGCATTTACTGATATAGGACGTGGACATTGGACGACAAATCCTTACGGCGTACCGGTTCCTTCGTACCTCCCTAGAAGTACCGATGTCTATATCGAGAGATTCGAACGAATGACCACGCTCGACAATAGCATTATCGCTTTCGTAGACGCTGATTTGATAGACAAATTGCCTGTAAGGGATAACGTCCAATATCACCCAATCGAACCGGTCTGGAATTCGCCTCAATACGCGCGCATTCTCAACGAGATTGAGAGGATTCATAACTCTATTCCTTGGATAGAGAGATTCGGTAAAGACCCGGTTCCTGAACGTTGGAATTCTAAATACGTGTTCGTAAACTGGCTTAAGACAGCGTTTATTCTTGAGTCATTGTACGAATTGTATCTGAATACTAAAGAACCAATCGCCTGGTTAGACTTCGGTTATTTCCGGGAATCTCCAAGGAAATCGTTCATCGATTTTACTATTCCAAAGGATAAAGAGCTTGTTTTCTTTTCTAACGGGAAGACTATCCAGGAAATTGAGAATGCCAGCGTTCACGAAGCAATAATGTCAGGAGAGGTATTCTTTCAGGGATGTCATATCGTCGGAACCCATATCGGCTTCAGAATCCTTCAGAATATTATTCTGGGGTGCATTGATAAGATGTTAAAGATGGATTTAGTGGACGATGACCAGACTTTGTTATTGATGGCCTATAGAGAACTGAAGCCAATGATTCAGGTAGAGGAAAATTCCAGTTCAGACTGGTTCGGAGTGTTTACCCAATAAGGAGTCTAAGATGAAAATTTTTCTTCCACATTCTGGCAATCTTGGGGATACATCAGCAATACTCCCTGTTATTTCTGGCTATTATAAAGATACCGGAAGGAGAGTATCTTTGATTGTTCGTGATAAAATGAAACAGTTCAAGGGAATCAAAGAACTTTATGAAGCGCAGGATGGAATCGATAGGCTATATTTCGAATCGGATGGTGTGGAGCCTAATCGCTCGGTTTGTTTATCGGATAGAAGAGAACTAATCGACCATCGTCCATCTGAAACTCAACGATATCAGATTAGTTTTAATTCGTTGTTCGGGACGAGCTGCGATGATGCATTCGAACTGAAGGTTCCTCAGAAGTATCTGGAGATGGATTTACCAGATTTGTCGAAGAAACTTATCGTGGCGGATAGGGTTCAACAAGAACAGAGCGACACCAGAAGAAAATTTGGGCTACTTACGGCTTTGCAACTGGATAACGCCCACTATCTTGACATCAATGACGATATCGGATACAATCTTGCGTTGATTAAATCGACAGTAGAGCCGATACTCGGAACATTTACCGGAATAGCGGTTCTTTGCGATTTAATGTGGAAGAATCAGTTGCTACTATATAGTCAAGACCTTTGGAGATGGGATGGAACCACAGACATGAAAGATTTATTTCGCCGCCACTTCTATACGAATAGAAAAACCGAGTATCAGCATTTTGCGGATTTCCTTTTAAACGGACTAATTGACGTGGATTTAGAAAATGACTAGGAATTTACAATGAGACTATCTGCTGAGACAAAACTGATACTAAAGAACTTTTCAACAATTAATCAAAGCATCATAATCAAGCCTGGAAGTGTGTTGCATACTTCGGACCCGTCGGGAATTCTTCATGCCCAAGCCCTGGTCAAGGAAGAGTTTCCGGCCCAGATGGATATCTATAGCCTTCCGACCTTTTTGAACATGGTTTCGTCGTTTGCTGAGTGTGAGATACTCCCTGGTCCTAAACAAGTTCTTATCCAGGGCAATCAAACTGAATATAGATACCTATATGCCGCACCCGGAATCCTAAAGCCTCCCCATGTACGAGATTCGTCATTTGTCTGGGATGAAATTTTCTCGACCAAGATAACCACAGACGACTTCAGGGATATCTCTAAGGCGGTTGGTATCACGGGCATCAATCAACTTAACATATATACCGAAGATGGCGACGTATTCTTGTCGCTTCACGATAAGAAATCAACCGGAAACTCGTTCAAGTCATTGATAGGTAAGTCAGATGTTGAATTCGATATCTGGACGAAAACAGAGCATTTGAATTTCGTTCCTGGAGAGTATACAATGACGGTCTGTAAGCGTGAAGGAAAGACAAGAACCGTTGTTTTTCTTCTGTTCAAATCAGAGCTGGTTGAATACCTATTAGCCGCTGACCCAATTTCGAGAGTGTGAGCCCATGATTCTAAATGAAACTTATCGTCCTGATTCGATTAAGGACTGCATCCTACCGACCGCAATCAAGGATAAACTGACTGCTATCATCAAGGACAATAAACTCCAGCACATGCTGTTTTCTGGAAATACCGGTCTTGGAAAAACGAGTAGTGCTATTGCCTTATGCAACGATATCGACTCAGAATACCTGAAGATTAATTCGTCCCTTAACAATGGTATTGATACTCTGCGGACGACAATTATGGACTTCGCGTCCACAGTATCGATGAATGGTAATGCCAAGGTTATCATCCTGGATGAGGCTGATAGACTTTCAGCGGCTACCCAGGATGCTCTAAGAGGATTCATTGAAGAGTTCTCAAGCAACTGCATATTCATTCTTACCGCCAACTATCCCAATAGGATATCGACTCCTCTTCGTGAATCCCGGATAATCGAAGTAGAGTTCAAGATTCCTGAAGAGGAAAGGGTGGGTATCCAGAAACAGATATTTATGAGAATGATGGACATTCTTGACAAAGAAGGAATAACGTATAAGAAAGAAGTCTTGGCATCTGTTATCAAGCGTTATTATCCAGACATGCGCCGGATAATAAACGTTATTCAGTATAATTCCAAGGACGGGCATCTTGAGCTATCTGCCCTATCGGCTTCAGAACATGAGGATATCGAGTATATCAAACGGGTAATTACATCCAGGGACTTCCCTCGTATTCGTGAATGGGCAAACGATAACGCCAAATCGGATATGGGAATACTGTTTTCTAACCTGTATCGGGTAGTATCGGATATATATCGGGCACATGTTCTTTCTGCTTCTATCGTCCTTCTGGCAGAGTATCAAGACAAGATGACCCGAGCAATCAATCCAGAGATTACGCTGGCGGCAATGATGATAGAGCTGGGGGAGTTGGGATGACGCCATTCGACGTTATCAAATCCCTTACCAAGCACGAACCATGGCAGGAGGCATTTCGGGATGTATATTCACCATTCTTAACCAATAAGTATTTCTCTAATTCCAAACAATACTTGCCTGTTGCAGAGATAGCAGATAAAATAACGGATTCAGAGCATAACTATAATTTCTGGAAAGGGATGATTCCAAAGAACGTGAAGTGGATTCCTTGGATCAAGTTGGTTCCTGAAGAAGGCACCAAAGAAGTGATGGAATACTTTCAAGTTTCCGCACAAAAAGCAAGAGAGTATCAACAAGTGTTAAACGAGCAGGACAAATTAATTATTAATAATTTTATTACGGAGCGACGAAATGAGTCTTGAGCAATTTTTCTACGATGATTTGATTTTACCGGATGCGTACCATAGCGTCGAAGTGGACATCCTGAACGAAAACAACTTCCTTAAGATTAAGGAAACCTTGACTCGGATGGGGCTATCCTCCAGGGATAAAGATGCGCAAGGACGACGAACTCTATGGCAGAGTGCTCATATCCTACATAAACAAGGTAAATATTACATCGTTCATTTCAAAGAGCTGTTCTTGCTGGATGGTAATAAGGCAGGGCTAACAGAGGATGATATGATTCGGCGCAATATGATTGCAGAGCTTCTTCAGAAATGGAACCTACTGAAGATTCTGGACAAGGAAATCACCTATTCAAAAAACGTATATCTGAAGGTGGTTCC